TTCAACCTAATAGTGTCAGCCGTTGTTCCATCATAAAGCCATGATGCTCCATTGGTTGTTGTATTATTCCCTATCACCCCTGCTTGTTGAGCTTGTAAAGTTCTCCAAACAGCCAGATGCTTGCTATTTTGTGGGTCAGCGTTATTGTTGCGGTTTGAATCTAGGTATTTAGTTGAACCGTTTCCAAGGAAACCCAATTTCCTGTTATAATCAGTTCCAATAAAGTTAAAATTAGTTGGTGCTGTTCCACGCAATGGTACAAGCGCACCAGTAATTGTTCGTGCGCCAGCAAGGATACACGATGCTTTAATAGCGTTCCAGATATTGTCTGTTTTACAACCAACGATAAATGCTGTATAAGCATCTTTTACAGCAGTCTCTAATGCTTGATTGTCGGCAGCTTCAACTGCGGCAATGTACGCCTTCGCGTCTGGATCTCCCTTGCGGATTCCATATCCATTAAGCATATTTGCGAGAGCGTATTTCATCAGTAGCGGACTTGCATATTAGCGTTGGTAAAGACTCGGTTGGCAACCATCTGCAAGGTGTGTTGCTCATCGATGCGGATAAGTTCGTCTTGGAGGAGTCCTTCAGCCTCTTGGTCGGCAAGTGCTGCCTTCTCCTGCTGACCTTCAGCACGGAGGTAGTCGGCGTATGTGCCGTGGGCTAGGTACTGGAACCATTCTGCGGGGATCGCGGTGGTTTCTCCAGAACCATCTCCGTAGGTGTCGGTAAGTTGCGCCTTGTAGGTCACAAATGCTTCTGACGGATCTAGGTCGCCACAGACCAAGGTAGCACCACCAGCAGTCACCATGATGTCGTACTCCTGCACAGATGCCGTGACATACGGAGCTTGCTTGTGGACACGCAAAAAGGTGTCGATGCTGTCCAGTCCACTTTCGGTGAATGGAACCACGCCACTCGTCACAATACGCTGCTCGCCAATCTTGAGGAAGCGCGGCCAGTAGTTAGTAGCACGATACGCTCTCAACGCCCTACGGTTGATCAGTGCCTTGATGCGCGGAGTTTCGATAGATGCAAACACCACGCCGCACAGGGCTTGAATCAGCGCAAATAGTTCAGCGTAGGTCTTGGTCTGCATTAGATGTCTCCTGCCTTGAGGTGGGATTGGGACTTGAAGAAGTCGCGGACAAACTCGCGGTCATCCCAGCATTCTGTCCCGTACTTGTTAGCTAATAGAAAGTATTCGTGTTGAGGAATTGCTCCAATGGCTTTTCCCAACGGTGATTTGGCATCCTTCATGGCTCGTGCCTCGGCTGCCGCTTCAATTTCTCGTTTGTTTTGTAGTGACTCCTTCAGCATTCGGCCAGAGCAAAGCTCGCGCACTAAAGCAGCAGTCATGGCCTCATCTTCAATTTGTAGTGACATTTTAATTATGCTACAATGTCTGGTGTATCAAGGGCTTTCAATGCTACGATCCACGACCCGCTAGTTAGGTTTGTAATGGAACCTTGGATTCTTATCCATACTGTCCCGTCGGCAGTAAAAACAGCTTTGTTGCTTGTCAATGAACTACCACTATTGCAAAAAACACCTGTACCATCAATATCCGATGCGGCAAGGAAAGCGGTAGAGGTTTCACCAGATCCGCATGTAAGAGATAAATCATTAGCACCAGTCACCGTGTTTGTAGCAAAAGCAGTTACGTAAGTTAGAACTGCACCTCTGCGCACAAATGCAATTTTTTTACGAACATCGGAAGCTGTACCCGCATCACGCCAGTTCTCACGTTGAAGGTCTTCGTATGTAAACTTAATGTAATGAGTGTAACCTGTATTTTGTCCTTGAGCTGAAAGAGTTGGCATAATGGTAAAATGGCAAGGGGCGGGAGGGCGTTTTATGTCCTCCCACCCCGATTAGGGTTTAGGCATTCGATGCAAGCGCACCGGGATCAAGGATCGTGAGGGCAATGAGCCACTCACCAGCAGTCACGGTTCCCGTGAAGTTGGGTTCGATCACAATCGGGAGTGCGGATGCGCTGTTGTTAACCACACCATTGCCAGTGTTGGCATCGCCACCAACGGTGAACGAGTCACCAGTGTTGAAGGCGGCTTTGGTGAGTCCGTCAAGGTCGAGCGCGTCGATGTACTCGTCCGGGTCAGCAAGGGTCGTTCCGACATCAAGCAGAAGATCGGTGGACGTACCAGCGAAGTTCACTTGCTCAAACACAGCAGCCGCAGTCACGATGCCACCCGGAGGCAGCACGGCAATGGTCTTCTGTGCGCCACTGCCAAGCGAGGTGATCTCGGCGGCAGTCAGCTTGTAGATGTCGGTGAAACCGAGGAAACGCTCTTGTTGTGCAACTTTCATATTCTTATTCTTTCTTTCTAATTATGGGTTAAGATTAGGAATAAGCGATCTTGCCATGGGCTTGCGGATGCTTGACAACAAGCGTACCAGCAACGTCGATGTAACCACGCTCGCCACCACCTTGGTTCTCAAGGCGGGTAGCACCCATCGGGATGAGGGTGTTGAAGCCGAGGTATTTCGGGTTGATGACATAGCCAAGACCAGTCGAAGCGGTCATGCAGCTTGGGTTGCCGTTGACGATCTTAACGATACCGAAGTCCGAATCGTAGAGGTTAACAGCGAAGGTGATAGCCTTGCTGGTAGCGTCTTGATTGACGTGGTAGGTTTGGCTGCTAGCCGAAGCAGTAGCACGGGTGAAGCCGCTAACAACTTTACGGAGGGCAACGTTAGCAACGAGCGTAAGGCTGTTCATCTCGCCATTGCGGGAGAAGATCGAACCGATAACATCGTTAAAGGTGGTTTCCGTAGGAGCCGAGCTAAGGATCGAGCCAGAAGGCGTACGATAGTCAGCAGGAACTGGGTTCGTGGCTTGAGCGGTGGACTGAATCCACTTACCAAGACCGCGCATACCGTAGGGAGTACCAGCACCGTTTTCGACAGTCATTTCGTTGTCGGAGGCGAGGGTAGCTTCGATGTCACGCTTGAGTTCACGCATCGACTTGGCTTCAGCCTGGGCGATGTTGGCAGGACCAACGCTCGTCACAGCTTGTTGCAGGTTCGACACGAGGTAGTCGCGGCGCATGAGTTGGATGTAGTTACCAAGGCGAGCGCGGTCAGCAAACTTGTCGCTGAACGAGGTCACGTCAGTACCTTCCGAAACACCACTCGTCACGGGAGCAGCAAGGCTATCGACGGTCCACTCGGTGTAGGTCGAGGATGCCTTGCCCTTCGACGCGAGCGAAAGGATCGGGGTTTCTTCGGGAGCAAGGATAGCAAGTTCGTTGCTGAGATCCTCGCGGTTGGAGATAGCGGAACCTTGGCCGGTCTTGGCGACAGGTGCGCTCGGTTGATATGTAGCACTAATGGGCATAATTTTAGATAGTTAGAAGTTATTTGAATTTAGCGATTCTGGCAGCAATCCATTCATCTGCACTCCCAGTTTTTTCAAACCGGCTGTACGCATCTGCGACCTTGGCATTCTTGGGGGTGGAAGACTTAGCTGCTCCAGCACCAAATGGGGTTGAGGATGGACTCACCTTCAACTTGTTTCCCACCGCTGGTTGGGCCTTGATCTTCTTTCCTCCGTAAATAGACCGAGCTGCGTGAGCTAGGATGTATTCAATTTGGAAACCAATCTCGGGGACTTGTGCTTTTAATTTGTCAACTAGCGGGTCCGACACCAACGCTTTGTAGCTCTTTCCGATCTCAGACTCTTCGTCTTGGATCTCTGGAACTTCTGCTTTTGCCGCTTCCTGGTACTTCTTGGACATCTGCTCCATTTGGGCAACCTTAATAAGGTGCTGTTGTTGAGCTGGGATGTACTTGGTCAGTGCCTCACGGGCGTTTCGGTTGGCTTTCCGAATCTGCTTTTTGGTAAACTCCTTGTCCCCTACCACGATGATGTCCTCGGGACCGTAGTCCTCATGTTCTTCTAGGATTTCATCGGTAGACTCAAGAGTCTTCTCAAGCTCGTCGTACTTTCCTTTGAGTTCCTCGAATGAGGAAATATCGCGGAATGGGTTCTCGTCTTGAGGGATTACCTTCGCTGGCGTTTGCGGCTGGGATTGAATCTTCTCTTCAAGGGCTTTCTTTTGCGCTGTCAGTTCTCCAATGCGCTGTAGGAGGCGTGACTTACCCTTCTTGGCGAGAGATTGAATCTGCTCTGTAGTCAGCGATAACAGGTCAATTTCGGCTTGCTCCTCGGATTCAGCATCGGAATCGTCCTCGTCGGCTTCCTCTTCAACCTCTGAAGGCTCCTCGTCTTCTTGACTGGCAGGGTCTTCGTCTTCGGCTTCGGAGGGTTCCTCGGGTTGTTTCTCTGGTTCCTCTTCTGGGGCAGTGTGTCGGGCCATACGTTGAGCTAAAAGCTCCTCGAATGACAGGTTGGACACCGATTCTGTAGCTTCGGCGGTAGCTTCTGGATTACTCATAATGTTTGTTTAGAACGCCATTTACGCTCGGCGGTGCGTGTTCGTATGAAGTCAAGCTCAAAATCATTATCATGTCAAGTAATTTGGTAATGTATTGAAACGAGCGTTTGAATCCGTGACAAATACATGGTGAAATTTAGCACAAAAAATCTGTTGACGGGACGCAAAGATCGTGCATTATTTGCGTTGACGACGAAGTAGAGTTCACGTCACAATTCACCCCTCCAACGCAGAGATGCCTTGGATCTAGGGCCGGTACGAGTTCTCTACTTCCTCGTGCTGGCCCTTTTCTTTTACCGCGAGGGTTAGTGACATAGCTAAGAAACCGAGGAACGCTCAAACGACCGCACGGGATCTAGGTAAAAGTCTCACAAAGGTGTCGCCTGATGATCGATGAAGCGACTTAATAAAGTGTGACGACTAGAGAGTTTGATGCCGCCTCTGCACAACCTTCGGCTATCTCTAGTTCCAGCTACGGCTGGTGTGCGTAAGTATCATCCGAAAGTTATACGGGAGTTCTCGCATAGTTTGTCTGCAATGGACGAACTGTGTCCAGAAATCTCCTCAGTTGCCGGGAGTTCAATCGCATTAAAATAAGGACATAAAGCGTCCAATTATGAATTAACTACTACAAAGAAGCGGGGCCGTAGAGGGAAAAACGAAAAACCTCTACGACCCCTAACAACCAATGAAACAAAGCCATTTCTGGCGATGTCAGTTAGGCATAAATCAAGTTATCTGTCAAGTCACTTCGACGACAGTAGTCCCAGAAGCTCATCCAGCGTGGCAATGCTGCCTGTGACCTTCATGACTTCGTTAGCGTCGATGCACTGGCGCAAGTCTCCAAAGAAACGCTCACGCTCGTCACGGACGAACTGAACGATGACCTTGAACTCGTCTCGGTCGGATAGTGCTGCTACGGCTTCTTGTACGGTTGGTTGTGGTAGTGGTGTCATTGGTTGGTGGTTGGTTATTTACGCTTGGCTTTTTTCTTCGGCATACGGCCCATTTTGATTTCAATCTCAACATAGCCTTTCTTGCCGTTCTTCTTGCCGTTGCCGTATTCTTTACCTTCATGGCCGCAGCCACATGATTTACCTTTTTTCATAGATTTATTTGCGTTTTGACATTCCTGCTTGGCTGAGCGCAATTGCAATCGCCTGTTTACGATTCTTAACTACAGGGGCTTTCTTCGGGCCTTTAGGGTCACGACCAGCGTGCAGAGTGCCTGCTTTGTATTCCCGCATGGTCTTCGACACTTTAGCTTGCTTAGCTACTTTAGTTTTTGGTTTCTTCATAAGATTATTTCATAGACTTGTCCCCGCGACACTTCCATTTGCGGCGACTTAAATTATTTGGTGAGTTTTTATCGCTGCGCCAATCACCTTTAATGGCATTGGAACGCTTGCAATAATTATCGCCCCGTGCAGTACCCGGTGAGATAGTCGATCCTTTTTGCCCATACTTGACCGTTTTCGTGCGACCAGTCTTCGGGTTCTTGACGACCTTGGTGAAACGCTTTTCCATTACTTCGCCTTCCGCTTGATCTTGCGCTCCTGCTTGAGCATCTCTTTGGTTGGCTTCTTTCCAGAACCTTTAGCGGCGCGGATGTTGTCCCACATCCCACGAGGAGACATGGAACCATCTGCGCGTTTGATCATTGGCTTCTTCTTCATTTGACTACCTTGCGTTCAGCGGAACTTTGCGTGCCACGTGCCTTGTTTTTAGCGTGGACATATCCCTTGATGTCAGCACGGATGTCTTCTTGAACCTTTTGGGTTGCGCTACTAAGAGATGCAAATCTAGGGCTGCGTTGAAGGTACTTCATTTGCTTTTCCTGCATTTGAGCTTCTGCAACATTATAGTCTCGAACTCCGTTAGTCTTTTTGGCAATTTGGCGTTTAAGCCACGATGTTTTAGGTTGGTATTCCATAATATTTAGTTGGTGATTACTGCTGCATTCCTTGAGTTGTTATGCCACCCATTTGAGCTGGTGCAGTTCCGATTCTTCCAATCTCAGCATTTTGAGCTTGTTGCAATTGAAATTGATAGGCTTCTGCGTACTTCTGAAGTCGTGCCGCAAATGCCTCGTCCTGCTGTGCGCGTTGTGCAACATCTGGCTGCTGGGCGTACGCCTGTACCATCTGCATCGCGACCTGTGCGCCATTGGGACGTGCTGGGACTTCGATGCCAGCGAAGATTTTAGCAAGGTCATCGGTGACATCCTTCATCACCTTCTGCTGTGCTTCCTCCATCGGCTGAAGAACATAGTCAGC